CGCCGATTCAACGCTGTCCTGATATGGGCATAAAAGTCCACAAGAAGCGTAGAATTCGGGCGACACCGTATGGCTTCGGGTTGACTTATGGTAGTCTTTCAGACTACCAGAAAGCCATCCTCGCGGCCATTGGAATCACTAGATTCTAGTGGGAAGTAAAACCTCTGCACATCATGCAAAGGTCCTTCAACCTTGGGTGAGACAAAGGCGTACTCACCCTCTTTACTAGAAAGAGCAATGCCAAATGGCACTCGCAGATCAGACAGTTACTATCAACGCGGTGGCCATCTCGTTGCCTCGCACTGGTTCGACGCTTACGTCGGGTCAGTTCGAGTCGGCAGATGGGCTTGTGTCGGAGATCGTTTCCCATCAGAAGGGAAAGCGAAACCGGCACATGCTTCGGATCAACCACAACAAGGTTGCGGCTGACCCGTTCCAGACATCGATCAATGCGAAGTACTCTATGAGTGCTTACGTGGTGTTCGATGTCCCACCGGTAGGATACACGGTGACCGAGCAGAAGCAGGTAATTGATGGGTTTCTGGCCCAGATTACTGCCTCTTCTGGCGCGCTCATCACGAAGATTCTCGGAAACGAGAATTAAGCGGGAGCGTGGCGACTTCGTTTAGGGTCGCATAGTTTCTGTCCTAAGAGCGCTGCTTGGCTATGGATAGCCTTACCACTTCGTTAGAAATGGGGACTATGAAAAGCCTTACGTTGCTCTGGAAAGTGTTGCTCAATGATTTGGGCAACAGATGCTGCACTAGCACGGACCGTGATATAAAGACATTCACGGATCGGTACGAACACGAGGGGTTGTCGTTTCTCACGATTACCCTACCTCGCTTTGGAAAGGACTTCCAAAAAAGTCTTGACCTAGGCAAGGTCGACTCCAGCCTGTTTGCCGGTTTCCGGCGTTCAGGAGGTCTCCCTGTATTCTTACAAGGTTTCCTTCGTCGTGTATTCGACCCTAGTGGTGTGGTGCTGCCAGATCCGGACATTAACTCGATTTATTCTGTTAGACAGCTTTGTTTTGTCTTCGAGAAGATCGAGCTCGAATGTTCGAAAGAACGATTCGAGAAAGCGATGTCCGGGTATGTGCAGACTGAAAGAGATGTCAAAGCGGCCGATGGAGGGGCTCCCGAAAGGGAGCTTCTACATCTCCGCAGTTCTTTCGCCATGCTTTTTGGCGATTCAATCGACCGACTTAATCGCGATTTGCGAGATGGACGGTACGATCGTTTCATGCCCAAGCATGGACCGGGAGCTACAGCAGACAATCTGGTTGGTAACCAGAAGTTTCAACAGTCTAGCTGGAACGCCCGGCTTGAAAGAATACTACCGGCTGGAGAGTTCATTATCCCCAACTGGAAGTATCATGCCCAGTTACAGGGCATTGACATCCTTTCACCTGGAGCAGAGCAACCCGTTAGGGTTATTTCTGTTCCTAAAACGCTCAAGACGCCTCGTATAATCGCGATTGAGCCGACTAAAATGCAGTATGCACAGCAGTCGGTTCTCCGCGCTATACTCGATTCTTGGAGAGAAGATGAATTCATATCCAAGTATGTCACGCTTCAGGACCAAACGCCTAACCAGCGTATGGCCCGTGAAGGATCAATCAGTAACAGGCTTGCCACGATTGATCTTTCAGAAGCTAGTGATCGCGTCTCGAATCAGCTTGTGCGTTTCCTGTTTGCTCCTTGGCCTGATTTTCACGAGGTCTTGGATGCTTGCAGGAGTCGTTCAGCTGATGTGCCTGGCTTTGGCGTTTTGCGCCTTGCCAAGTTCGCGTCGATGGGCTCGGCTCTTACGTTCCCGGTTGAGACTATGGTGTTCCTTGCTATAGTCTTTAATCGGTTGCGAAAGACCCATCCCACCGCTTCGATGCAAGATCTCAAAACACGAGCTCTCGCATCAACGCGTGCCTACGGGGACGATTTAATTGTCCCCGTAGCTATAGTGCGCGATGTGATCGCCGATCTTGAACTTTTTGGTTTCAAGGTCAATGACGACAAGACTTTCT